TTCGAGTTCTTTTTGAAGTTCTCTCATCATCACCAAGTGGGTCTCTACCATATGGATGTTTATCTTTTCCATAGGTTCCACCTTCTCTCGGTCTACCACCCTTATCTTTGAGTTCGTTTTTGAGATTCTCTAATGATTCTTCAATATCTTCTGGTTCTTCATCTTCCATTGCAGGGTCATTACCCTCATCTTCAATAGAACGGAAACGGAATCTATCTTTTAAATCATCTAACATTTTAACTCTCTGAACATCTTGTTCTCCATTAGAAAGTTTAAAGATGTTTTCATATACCCAATCCTTAGATAACATATTCAATCCTTGGATATCTTGAGCTAATCTAATTTTCTCACTCCACAAGTTTACTTTTTCTTGTTCGTAAATTGTAGATGGGTTTACCAATTGTAATTCGAAATTAGTCATTTCTGAATCTTGGATACCTTGTGCGTATAAATGAACGATTGCAATTTTAGATAATTCTGAAATTACTGTTCTTTGTATTCTTTCGATAGTTCTTGCGAATCTTACATCTTCTGCAGCAAGAGTAGCTTTACCATTTACGTTTTCTTCGTATCCTAAATAAGCACGAGGAATTTTCAATGCTGCAAACATTTTATTCTTTAAGTAATCGATATCATCAATTGAAGGTGCTTCTAAACCAGCAAGGTTATCAATAGATGTGCCACTATCACCACCACGAACAGGAAGATAGAAATCTTCTGTTAGGTTTTGCATATTATATTTTAAGTTGTAATCACCCGTATTTTTATCAATGAAAGGAACTTTCTTCATCTTATTGATAATTCTCTGCATGTAGTTATCAACTTCGGTTGGAGGAATGTTACCGATATCAATTTTGAAAACTCTCTTTTCAGGTGCTCTCATAATTCTATGGATTAACATTGCATCTTCCATTAGAGATAATTGTTTCCACAATCTTCTACCATTTTCTAACATTGATTTACCATATGGTAACCAGTTAGTATCTGCTAATAATCTGAAGTGAGCAATCTCAAAGTTTTCGTATTCTTGTTTTCCATTCGGGTCCTCAGTAATTTTAAACTTTACTGAATTTGGATTTGATGGGTCAGTTCTTTCTAAACGTTCAGTATTATAAACTGAATGAGGTGTAACGTTAACTACACCCTTACCTTCGGCAACTTCTAAACCTAAAAAGAAATCTCCATATTTACACATGTTTCTTACCCATGGCCATAAGTTGAATTCAATGTTAAGGACATCGTAAAATAAGTTATTAAGTACATCTTGTACTTTTTGATTATCCGAGTGAACCATTAAGGTATCACCGAACTCATTTTTTAAAGTAGATTCATCAGCATAGATATCTAATGCAGAAGAAAGGATAGGGTCATTATCCATTGCATCAAAATCACGAAAAACTTCTCTACGAACTTGTTGGTATGCCATTGATTGGGCACCACCGGCTTGTTCATAAAAAGATTTCTGAATTTTGGTGTATCTATCTCTTAGGGACGATAAGTTTGTTTGTTGTCTTTCATCAGAATCAAAAACTTTACGCTTTCCATCCTTATCAACCGTAACGATTGCTTGTGAACGAAAGAGTTTCGTTAATCTCCCAAAAAATGAAGTATCTGCCATTTTGTTTTCTTTTTAATTTATAACCTTAATTACCATTTACGACAAGACCAATATCTTGCCTTGTGTCTTGGACCGGGGTTATCACAATTATGTCTTGCTCTAAAAGCTTTCCTTCTTTCAGGATTATTCTTTTTGATTGACATTGTTTTTTCACCACCCTTACCTTTGTGTCCAAAGTTTACTTTTACTACGTTTCCTTGGGGGTTTTTGACATATACTTTAAATTTCTTAACATCACCTTGCATTGGTTTACCAAGTTTTACCTCTCTACCTTGGTATTCTGCTTCGTTGACATCACACTTATATTCTTTCATGAATTCTACAAACTCTCTGATATCATCATGAGATTCTACATCGTATTCTTCACAATATGAAGTATTTTCTAATAAATTAGATAATTTTATCATAATTTCTTTCTCCTATCTACCATATAAATATATAATTATTTAATTAACCAAGTTAAATCCTCTCGATGACCGTTACCCATATCCATTTCCCAAGGATTGGAATCATTGACAGTATTACCACCGAATCCCATTCCACCCATATCTAAAGTGGATTGTCCGATGCCTCCAATTGCTTGTCGAGTTAAATCAATTCCTTCTTGTCTTAATCGTAATGCAGTATCTCTAACCCACAATCCAATGGATAAGGACATGACTAAATCATCATTGTAACCTCTCATTGCTTCTGCACGATTACCATTCCATATAAAAGTAAATAACTCATCTATGGTTCTCGTAGAACGAATGGTTACATCTTTTTCTCTGATGTATTGTTCCATCTTAGAAATGATTAGAGGTCGTGTTTTAGAAGTAGTTGAGAATCCTGCGACCATGTTTCTTTCTTCTGCTCGGTATTTGTTATGTAGTTGATTTTCTACATCTACATATTTTAAATCCTTACTCATGTAGAATAAGTTTTGATAACCTCTATCGATTACTTGTTGGATTACTGCCCAACCAATATTTGCGTTTTCAATTACCAATAATGCTTGGTTATAATCAGTAGCAAGTGATACAAGGAAGTTTCCGAAATCTTTGGTATCTAACTTACCTTTATACTCAGCAACTTGTGTAGAGGATTCTATATCGATTACATGACAGGCCGAGAAATCGGCAGAATCACCACGAGCAACATCGGCGATGACCATATAAGATTTCTGATAATTTGGATATTCCCATTTCCATAGGTTTCCATCGAACCCAGTCTTTTCAATTGGTTCTTGACAATAAGTTTCTTTATAGAACATTAGAAGTTGTGGGTCGATAACAGTATCACCAGAACTTACGAAATCACAATCACATTCTTGTGCTGCTCCTTTTGGTCCTAATAAAACTTCTTGTTCATCTCTCCAAGTTTGGTCTCTTTCTGGATGAACAGACCAATGTAACCGAATAGTGTTAAATGTGTTTGTACCATCTTCTGCACCTACCCAAGTTTTGTGAAAAAAGTTACCTACCCCATTTGGAGTTGATAAGATAATTGCGTTACCACCCGTTGATAAGGTAGATTGTGCAGATACCCAAATTTCTTCAATCTTGTCGATAAAGGCTGCCTCATCAAATACTAATAGAGATAAGGCTTCCGAACGACCAGCATCTCCAGCAGCTGAAGTTGCTTTAATTTGTGAGCCATTTGAGTATCGTAGAGATAGTTTGTTATCTTCTACTGTTTCTTGTTTTAACCAAGAAGGTAAATACTGATTCATTACTCTTACCTTGGTTACAAGGTTCTTAGCAACCTCTTGTTTGGTTGCAATTACCAACACGTTGAAATCTTGGTTGAATAACATCTTCCATAATGAAAATCCTGCAGTTAAGGTTGAGATACCTGTTTGACGAGATTTTAAGATGATGTTATATCTACTTTCGTGAAATTGTGTTAGAGTAGATTCTTGAAATGGAAATAAGTGAAAAGGTATCTTACCACGAACAGGGTGTTGTATCATACAATACTTCTTCATGAAGTATATCGGGTCCGATGCACACTTCTGATACTCTAACTTAATTATTTCTTTTAATGATTGTTTAGCCATTATTTACCACCTAATAAAACGAGTAATGCTCCTGCCCCAATATAAGTTCCAACTTTATACAAGAAAGTTTTTCTTCGTTGACCTTTGAGTTCTTTTTCTAATTGTTTAGATTTCTCAGCCTCTAATGAAAACTGTTCATCTTTTTTTAAGATAATATTTTCCAAGTTTAAAACCTTAGTATCTAATTTACCAATTACCGAATCTTTTAAAATAACTTTCTTTTGTTCTAATTTTAAAAGTTCTTGTATGGATAGAAGTTCTAACTTTGCACCATCACCACTAATTAAATCTTTAATTACCAGTTTTGCGATAGGTTGCTTCAAAGATACTATCGTATCGTTTTGTGAAAAACTCTTGAAGCTCACTAATAGTAAGCTTATCAACAGAATTAGTTTTTTCATCTGTATTTCTCCTTATTGAATAAATGTTATTTTGTACTCTATCTATATCACCGTCAATCAATTCCAATTCTGAATGTAAAGATGAAATCATTGCATCCAATTCGGTATTCATGGTTTGTATAGAATCTATCTCTTTACCGATGTTTTCAATCTTTTGATTAAATCCCTCAATATCTGTCTTTAATCCTCTAACATTAAAAATTGTAAATGCTAGAAAAACCATACAGATGATGATTAACATGTTTGTGTACTTTGTTGTTCCCATTACTATAAATAATGTTCTAAATCGTTTTCTCGTAAAATTTCTAATACTTGAAGTCTTTTTTCTTTAAGTTCTTCAAGTTCTTTTGTACCATAATCAATCAATTCTTGGATTTCAGCCTTGGCTTCTTCTACGGTTGTAGGTAATTCCCATTGTTCGGTTGAACCATCTTCATTTACATACTCGTAAAATGGTTTTACTTGGGAAAGTGATTGTTTATACTCTTCCATCTTAGCAGTACCAAAGATTAACATCTTAGTCCATACTTTATAGTTTTCATATTCTTTCCAAAATCCCTTAGTTCTGATTAGGTGTTCGTTATCAACAGTACAATTCAGACAATATCCATTTTTTTCAATCAGTTTTCTATCATTTTTAGATTTTTTGATTGTTTTACACTCTGGATTCTTACAATTGGATTTTTCTTGGATATATTCACGGATTTCTTGTAGTGCATCCGAGTTTTTACCTGTTTTTAGGATATATCCTTCTTTTTTCTCGTATCTGTGGTGTTCATCTTCCCAAACATCACCAATATTTCGTGTTTCCTCTGCTTTGGTGTATCCAATGGTGGTATTTTTATCGTACTCACCAGTTTGTACCATATCTACCAACTTTCTACGAGTTGGGTGCATATATTTCTTTTTGAATTCTTTACTCATTGTTACATATTAGGTTATACCTTGATATATAAATATATAAAAATGAAGAAACCGAAAATTTAGAAGAAAATACCCAATAGTTGGTTTACGGAAGCAAATGCACCAGTTAATTTGAAAGTGTTTCCTTTATATTGAAAAACAATTCCCTCGTTTGGTACAATTTTAGAAGGACCACCAATAGATTGTAATCGTTTTAACTCTAATTTCAATTTTTCAATCTTTTTAGGGTCACCTGATTTCTGAACATCCTTAATTGTTTTATCAATTCTCTTTTTTATAGAACGAACTGCTTCATCTGGGTTTACAGTTAGTACTGATGATGTAAATTCTAACACATCTGCACCAACTCCTAAGAAAATATTCTCAAATTTCATCATATTGTTCTTAGCAATGTTCTTTTGGTCTTGTGAATCGATTTTCTTAGCCCAAGTTAGAGTTTTTTCATCTGAAATGTTCTTATTATCGATTCTAAATCCTTTATCATAGAATGCCCATCTCTTAACTAACCCCATTAGAGTTTTATTATCGAGTGTAGATGGTGAATTTTTACTAATCCATTGCATCCACCATGCTTGATGATACTCAGCAACCCCATCAGTATCCTTTAAACCGAATTCTTTTTGTAGTTTTGAGATTTGAGATGTATATTTTCCTTTTTTAGAGGATAATTGTTGTGATTTTGGTAAAGAAATTACAGGAGGACCTTGAATTGTGTAATTATCTTGTACATCTTTGTTGATTTGTTTAATCATACCTGCCAAAATTCTTCCAGCATCAGCATTTTCACCAATTGCAACACCACTTTCATCGTATTCCATTGTTCCGTGGAATACTAATAGAGGTTGACCGTAAGGAATTACGTTAACTGAGGTAGGATAGATTACTTCAAGGTTCATAAAACATGCACCACCTTTGAAAATCTTCTCTCTTTGTTTTTCTGATAAGGATTTTATTGAATCAGACATATCCTTCATTGCAAAGTTGTATGCTTTTTCTAATTCACC